CAGCCAGGCGATGGGACGTCTTGAGCTCGCAGAAATATTTAAAGAGTACCATGCTGATGGAAAGCTCATCAGACATGGAGTTTTACGGTTTCGCTGGATACTCAGCGATGACGAATAAGGAGATTTAATCATGGCAGTACAGACAGGTCTTTCCTGGCTATTTTACGTTGATACGGCGGCAAGTGAGGGCTCCCCAAGCTGGGCCAAGCTTCCACAACAGCGCGGCGGCAACCTCAATTTCTCAAAGTCAGACGTCGACGCGACGAACAAGGACGAAAGTGGCTGGGAAACCAGCGTCAGCACCCGGCGGGGCTTTACGGCGTCCGTTGATGGCGCTTATGAGGATAACGATGCGGCGCTGAATTACCTGATTGACACAAACCAGCTTCACGCCTCAGCGACGGATAACCGGGTACAGCTCAAGATGGTAGACCAGGCCGGTGACACTTACATCGGGTGGACTACGGTTGACAGCATCGAGCTGGACGCGCCAGAGGCTGACCTTGTTTCGTATTCTCTGAGCTTCACCGGACGCGGCGCACTGACGCTGACCAGGGCGTAATATGAGTAATCCCATGCCCAGCGGCGTAGAGATCCAGCTTGACCGCAAGCGGCGGTTATATTTTGGCTGGAATGCTTTCTGCTCTTTTGAAGAGCGGATGGACAAGAGCATCATGGACGCCCTGGGCGATGGGAACAATCTAAGGTTCGACACTATTCGCAGTCTGCTATGGGCCGGACTCCTCTGGGAAGAAGAACATCTACTCCCGGAGGAGGCTGGCAACCTTATAGACCGCGTACCTGACGACGTAGCGGAAGACGGCACCCTGGCCGCTAAAGCGCAGTATGTTATGGAGCGTGTCCTGGTGGCGATGGAGGCGCATAACATGACGGCAAAAAAAAAGGCCAAGGCGAAAAAGGCCAGTTAAGCCAAAATTGGGATGACCTTCTATTGATGGCGTTTCGGATGGGCTTAAAACCAGATGAATTCTGGGCGATGACGCCCAGGAATTTCCAGCTAATGTGTGAGGCGTTTAATGAAAACGAAAGATCTGCTCACGACGCCCGAGCCTGGTCGCTGGCTACCATCATCACCGCCTTGGGCCAGTTCAAGCGGCGTCCTAATCCCAGCAAGCTCTTTGATGAACTATCGGGCCGCAAAGCTCGCAAAACAGCGGCGGCGTCCGGCAGCGAAAAAATCCGTGAGATCATGCGCGAATCGAGCGAAAGAATCAAAAAGAGGGAGCTAAATGGCCGTTAACCTGGGCTCTATGAATATTACGCTGGGCCTGGACCTCTCGAAGTTCGAGAAGTCTATGAAGGGCGTTCGCAGGCGCTTCGGACGCCTCAGCGGACAGCTCAAGATGGCCGGGCGTGACCTGACAGCCGCGATCAGCGCACCGCTGGCCGGTGTGGGGCTCCTGGCGACCAAGACCGCGATAGATTGGGAAACCAGCTTTGCCAAGGTCCAGAAGACGGTCAAGGGAACCGATGCGGAGTTGGCCGATCTCGCCAAGGGTTTAAGAGATATGAGCCTGCGCCTGCCGGTGACGGCTGGCGGGCTGGCCAGTATTGCCGAGGAAGCCGGACGCCTGGGCATCAAGCGCGGAGATATTGAAAAGTTTACCGAAACCATCGTAAACCTTGCGGAAACCAGCACGATGGCCGCTGAAGAGGCCGCGACAGCTCTTGCCAGGTTTAACGCGATCACCAAAAACGCCGACACCAGGGCGCTGGCGACCAGCCTGACTATCCTGGGCTCCGAATTCGCTACGACGGAAAGCGAAATCATGGAGATGGGCCTTAGAATCGCCGCCACCGGCAAGCTGATAGGAATGTCTGAGGCTGATATTCTGGGCTTGTCAGCCGCCATGACGTCTGTAGGCATTGCCGCCGAGATGGGCGGTACTGCCATGAGCAAGGTGCTAATAGGTATCGCTGAGGCCGCTGGCGAAGGCGGCGATAAGCTCAACACGATGGCGTCTATTGCCGGGATGAGCGCTGACAAGTTCCGGCAGAAGTTCGAGAAAGACGCGGCAGGCGCTGTAAATGCCCTGATTAAAGGATTAAACAAGCTCGAAAAGGAAGAAGCCTTTAAAGCCGTTGATATGCTGGGCTTCAGCGCGGACCGTACCAGGCGGATGCTGTTGACGCTGGCCGGGGCCGAGGACCAGCTCACCAAGACTCTGAGCCGCTCAAGCGATGCGTGGGACGATGAGCACGCCTTGCAGAAGCTGGCCGAAAAGCGCTACAAGACCACAGGGGCGCAGCTAACGGTATTAAAAAACAGGTTCATGGAAATGACCAGGGTACTGGGCGAAGCCCTGATACCGGCTGTTATATCGCTGCTGGAGGTAATCAGAGATAAATTCCTGCCTATCATTCAGGGCTGGATAGACGCCTTTAAGGCGACTACGCCAGCGATGAAAGCTACGATCATAACGGTATCGGCGCTGGCGGCGGCTATCGGGCCGCTGCTCATTGTGGTGGGCGCTCTTGCGGGGTCTGTAGCGGGCCTGGCGTCGGTTCTGACCCTGGTGGCCGCTCATCCGGTAGTCGCGCTCATCGCTGGCATTGCGGCGCTGACGCTGGCCGTTACGGGATATAACTTTGTCGCGGACAAGATGAAGAGCATCACCAGCGGCGTGGGCGGGGCGATGGATGAAACGGCTGAAAGCATCAAAGCCTATGAAGATCACATCAAACGCCTTACGCGGCTCGAAGAAGCTCAAAAGGAGCTGGCAGAATTAGAGGCCGACTTCGATCCGAGCTTTGGCGCTATGGTAAAAGATATTTTTGGCGAGCGAGACGCGGCTATTCATAAGCTTAAAAAAGAGATAGGCCTGCTAAAAGACAGCACTGTAGGGCTCTTGCAAACCACCAAGGGGCTGACGAAAATAGAGGCCCAATGGGAAATACAGAATCTAAAAACACTCCGGGCGCTTGATGAAACCGAGAAGAACACCGAGAACCTACGCAAAGCCTACGGGGCTGTAGGGCGCGAGGTGGAGCTCTACAACGCCTTAATGGCCGAAGAGACGGTCTTACATGAGAAGCTCATCCAGATAGCCAAAGATGATCCCACAGAGCTCACCGCCGATGCTATGGATAAAAGCAATGAGCGCTATGCTGACTTTAAAGAGCTCCTGGCGGATTGCGTAGGCGAGGGCGGTAACTTCGCAGAGATGCTGGCAGAGATTAAGGCCAAGGCCGACGCCGCCAACGAAACAGCGAAAAAGAGTATATCGAGCTGGGAAGAATGGAAAAACGGCATGGCCGCTATCATCGCCGGGACCAGCCAGATATTCGACGATTTTAAAACCAACGTCCTGACCAGCTTTACCGATGGCATCGGTGACGCCTTCGCGGATGTCCTGGTCTCAGGGGCATCATTCGGTGAGGCGCTTAAGAGCCTTTGGAAGTCGCTCGCCAAGATGGTTATCAGCCGCTTGGTCGCGATAGGAGCCCAGCTCTTGATATTCGGGGCGATTCAGAAGGCGGTAGGCAAGGCCGGTATGATTTCGACCGTCAGCACCAAGGCCGCAGAAACCTATGCCGGGGCTTATGCTTCGGTGATGGCCGCTGTTCCTTTTCCTAAAAACCTATTCGTCGCGCCAGCGGTAGCGTCCGGAGAGGCCGCGTTTATGACCGCCCAGGCGCTGGGCCTGGGCATGGCAGCGGAGGGTGGTATATTCAGACAACCCCAGCTTGTACTCGCTGGAGAGGCTGGACCGGAAGCCATCGTGCCGCTTGACCGTATGGGCGAGTTCGGCGGTGGTGGCCAGACGATCAACTTGCATGTAGATGGCGAGCTGATCGCCCAAGAAGCTGTTAAGGGGATGCCAGCGTTTATAGATGCGCGGCTGGGAGGTATATAGATGACCGATACAAATGCTCTGATAGGTACTGAGCTCAAGACCTTCCCAGGGGGCTACATTGGCCAGAGTGTCTGGCAGGTCAGATTTAACGATTCCGCAGACGCAGCCATCACAATATTCCAATGCGAGGAAGCATGCGACCTGACGGGGGCGATGGCGTATTGCAAGGCACTGGCAGGGACTTCTCCATTCTATAAATTCGAGCTATTCGCAGTAGATGCGACGGCATATATGGGTGGGCCAACCGGGAGTGCGTTGGCAACTACGGCAGACTTTCAAGGCGTCGTTGGCGATGTCTCTGTAAATTTTACAAGTGCCTATACTTGTACGCAGGGGCAGGTTTTATGTCTGAAACTCAGCTACGCCGATGATGGTTCAACAATCGATGGTTCAAATTACGCAGACTTCCTCTATGCCTCGGGAACATTCAAATTTAACCTTTTCCCGATAGCGGCATATTGGACCGGGAGTTCCTGGTATGGATCAAACAATTACATGCCCAGCATGGTGGTTCATACGGATTTGGCAGCAGGCGTAGACTTTGGCGGGCTTTACAACATCGACGCGGGGAATTATGCAACTGTAATGGATTCCGGAGATCGGTACGCCCTGAGAATGGAAATCCCAGCTACGGAAAATCTCGAATTCCATATAGATGGATTCCGCTATACGGGGAAGGTCGAAAACAGCGGGGGCGGTGATTTCGTTGCCGGAATTTGGCCAGAATCCGGGGCCGCCCTGGCAACGGTTACCATTGATTCGTACCAGCAAAATTACCAAATGAATCAGAATTATACGCGGGATTATTATTTTACTCAAAGTGCGACGGTTTCGTCTGGAGATGTGGTGTATCTGGGTTTCGAGTCTCTGGGCTCGCCCAACAATGTGAATATAAGCTACATGCAACCGAATGGCGCTGATGGCCTCAAGAGCTGGCCGGGGGGTGATGCTTTTTATGCTTCAGGATATGACGGATCGAGCTGGACGGATGACAAGACCAAACGGCTAATGTTAAACCCGATCCTTTCATCGGTACACGGTACAGCCAGCGGCGGCGGCGCATCAACATTTGCAGCGACAATGGGAGTAATCGGTTAATGCCAGTTTCAAACGTAGCACTAACGGCGGTTCACTTTTTCGTAACTGACGCCGATGGCGGCGTGACCGGGGACGCCTCAAATATCACTCTGAAGATTATTAAAGATGGCACCGTGGCGGCGGTGGGTGGGTCCGTTTCCGAGGTTGACGCGACCAACGCGCCCGGCATGTATTCCGTACCTATTGCAAAGGCAGAGAATACCGGAGAGATGATAACGCTGGTGGGAAAGACATCGACAGCGGATACGACGGTCAATCCTGTAAGCTGGACGAACATCAGCAATGTCGCCGCGATCTCTAACAGCCCATCAGCCGCAGACAACCTGGAAGTAGCAGCTGGGAGCGACAGCCTTACCGCCAATGTTAAGCAGGTGAACGGGTCAACCGATGGCGCGTCATTCCTGGCGCTGGGCGCTGCAACCATGATAGAGGTCACCTGCGATTCAGGCTCTACGACGTCAGTAATTGTCGGTTCAGGCAGCATCTCAGCCGTCGATGACTTCTATTCGGAAAGGACTATGCTTTTCGTCACAGGGGATAACGCCAACAGCGCCAGGGCGATTACCGATTACATCGGAAGTACGAAAAAATTCACCTGTAGCCCAGCCCTGACATCGTCACCGGCAGCTTCGGATAAGTTCATAATCGTCTAATGGTCGCGACTCAATTATCTCCGATTGCATTACCCAGGCGGCGGTTGACGGTATCGCTGCCGACGGTAGACGGCATAGAGATAACCATCAACGGCGAAGACCTGAGCGGGGAATACAAACCAGCAAGCCTGAGCATTAACGACGAGCTGGAGAGCCGGGGGACCGCTGACTTTATCCTGGTTGACGCCGCCAACACGATCAGCCCAGCGCCCGGCCAGAGCGTAGACATAAAATTAAACGTCGGATTATCCAGCACCCTGGTATTTTCCGGAACGATTCAGACGATACAGGAACGCTGGCCAACGATGGATATAGACAGCCCATTTCATACGCTGAAGATCAAGGCGGTAGATCATAACAGTATCGCTGACCGTTTCCTTGTGGGTCGCACCTACGCTGAGGGCGAGCTGCCCGGCGACGTGGTGAAAGACCTGAGAACTAACTACCTTGACGCCGAGGGCGTAGGCATTGGCAATATTGAGAATGGCAGCTTTACGCTGGGCGTAGTCTCTTT